CACAACTTTTTTTCTGCCCAAATTTAGGTAATATATTGTTATATATAAGTTTTATATAGTCAATGTTATGTAGCGTTATGCAGTACAATGTTAAAACTATATTGTTATAAGTAAGATCGTATTATGAGGTATAAAAATGGGTAAGCGTGGACGCATACCACAACAAAAAGACAAGCTTGTAGGTCATAGAGATAATTCACTATCTGTTATACAAGGTGGCAAAGCATTTGAAACACCAAAACACAATACACGTTGGCTTACAAAAACAAAACACTATTGGAAAGAGTATTGGGACAGCGATTTAGCTTCAACTGCACAAAAAGTAGACTTCCCTGCTTTTTATAGATTGTTTCAGTATTATGACGAAGTAGAGAGAGCAAACAGAGTTGTGCAATCACAAGGTAGTGCAGCTTTACTTGGAACAGGATCAAAAGGCCAGGCAATCATAAATCCATTAATATTGCTTACTTTGAAACTAGAAGAAAAAATATTAAAACTTGAACAAGAATTGGGTTTGACACCATTGGCACGTCAAAGACTTGGTATTGCGTATGGTGAAGCACAAATGGGTTTTAAACAATTACAACAACTTTTACAAGAAGATGATGAAAAAGAACTTGATGATCCTAGACTGTTGATGTTAGAAGAAGAATAATGTACAAACCTTTACCAGACTTTATAGATATACAAGATAGTGAGATTGACGGCAAAGGTCTGTTTGCTAAACAAATAATAAAAGAAAATACAAATATAGGCATTTCGCACGTAATGTTAAATGATCCGTCAATATGGATCAGAACACCCGTAGGTGGTTTTGTCAATCATAGTGATAAACCAAACTGTATGATTGTTATAGATCAAGCATTTACGCATTTGTACTTTTTGTTTACAACTGAACAAATAATGCCTGGTGAAGAATTAACTGTTAAATACAATACATACAACCCCGAAGAAGAATAATGAAAGATAGTTGGATTTATCTAAAAGACGGAACAAAAGTACACGTATCTTGGATAGACACAGAATTTGAAGAAGAAGAATAATGATTGAATTACCCGAAACAAAAGGTGCAAGAGTTGTAAAGTTTATTGAAAAGTTTTGCGTACATGGTGAGGGCGACTTTTTTGGCGAACCATTTAAACTTGATGATTGGCAAAAAGCACTAATTTACGAATTATACGAAGTAAATAACAAAGGTCGTAGAAAATACAGAGAGGGATTAATAGGACTGCCAAAAGGCAATGGCAAGTCTGCGTTGATTGCTTGTTTAGGTCTTTATGAGCTTTTAGGATCGGGAGTTGTATCACCACTTGTTGCTGTTGCAGCTGCTTCGTATGAACAAGCAAACCTTGTTTTTGGAACAATGAAAACAATATGTAATGAAAGTCCATTATTAAAAGATATGGTTACAACCTATGAAAATGAAATACAAATCAAAAATGCACCTGGTAGAGCTTTTAGGGTTGCAGCAAAAGCGGGTACAGCTGACGGTGGTAGAAATAGTTGTTTTATTGCAGATGAAATACATGAGTGGAATAACATCAACTTAGAAAGAGTATATTACGTTTTATCAAACAATACGGCAAAAAGACAAGACGGTTTAGTAATTGGTATTACAACAGCAGGATATGATCTTGATAGTCTTGCAGGTCGTTTGTATCAACGTGGACTGTTGAAAGAAAGTGGTACAGATGATCCAGAATTTTATTTTAAATGGATTGGTGCAAAAGATACAGATGATCCAAGCGACACTAAATTATGGGAAAAAGTAAACCCTGCTGTACAAAACGATTGGTGGCCTGTTGAAAACCTACAAAGACGATTTAAGTCTTTACCATTACATGAGTTTCAACGTTATCACCTTAACCAATGGACAAGAACAGAAGATGAAAGTTGGATTACTTTAGATCAATGGATAGCTTGTCAAGATGAAGAACTTGAACTTGAAGAAGCAGCAGATACATTTGTTGGTATTGATATGGCACTACGACACGATAGCGTCGGTATAGTTTATGGACAAAAAGATGAAAATGAAGTTATTAGTGTCAAATCAAAGATATGGTTGCCAGACGGGGAAAACTATATGGATTATCAAGAAATAGAAGCATTTATTGTTGATTTAATGAAAAAATACAAATTGATTGAAGTTGCATACGATCCTGCCTTTTTTGAACGATCTGCACAAGTATTACTAGATCGTGGCGTACCAATGGTAAACTTTCCACAGACACATAGTCGTATGATACCTGCGTGTGGCAACGCTTACGATTTAATTTCAAATTCAAGAATAAGGCACGACGGCAACCCAACCTTTACAGACCAGGTATTGAGTGCAGCACAAAGAACAACAGATATGGGTTGGCGATTATCAAAGGGTAGATCAAAAAGAAAGATAGATAGTTGTATAGCAATGGTAATGATGTTAGATCGTATTACTGCACCCGAACCTTTAGACGAAAACCCAGAAGTGTCTATTATTAACTTATGAAAAACATAATAACAACGTTGATTGAAGTCGTTGGGGCAAGTCTTATAATTTATGGTGTATATACAATTAATGTTTCGTTTGCAATAATAATTGCAGGAATATTTTTAATTATAGGAAGTTATTTGACAGTTAGATGAGTTTATTCAAAAGAGAAAACAGGGACGCAGCTTTAGGCAATCTTACAGACTTATTAGCCCTTAGAGAGGGCGGGTTGAGGAATTACAGCGGTGAAGAAGTCAATGAACAATCCGCATTAGGCATATCGGCAGTATTTAGTGCCATATCATTACTTGCAGACAGTATTGCTTTACTTCCAATGAAAACACTTAGATATGACGCACAAAAAGTTATATTTACAGATAAACCAAAATTTTTAGAAAAACCAAATGTTGCACAAGATATTTCAATGTTTTCTCTTGTACATCAAACTATATCAACATTAGCAATGCACGGTAACGCATTTATCTTAGTAGATAGAGATAGACAAGGTAGGCCAATACAACTTACACCGATCCACCCAGAGAAAGTAAAAGTTGAAATGGATAATGGTAAGAAGTGTTTTATGCTTATGACAAAACGTGGACAGTATGATAGAAAAATAACTACATACAATATGTTACATTTAGTTTGGTATCAATATCCAGGACAACTTACAGGTGTAAGCCCACTAAGGGCAAATGGTAATACATACGGTCTAGCACTTGCAATGGAAAGACACCTATCACAGTTTTACGGTCAAGGCGGTACACCGTCAAGTGTTTTAGAAACAGATAGAGATTTGACAGCTGAACAGGCAAGTATATTGAAAGATACTTGGTTAGGCAACCACAATAGGAATAGAAAACCTGCTGTATTGACAGGTGGTCTTAAATGGAAAGCTATAAGTGCAGCTGCGGGAAATGAGCTTATTGACGCAAGGGAACAAATAACACACGAAATAGCAAGAGTGTTTAGAATACCTGCACATTTACTTTTGGCAAAAGACGGATCAAACGTATATTCAAATCTTGAAAGTAACGGACTTGCATTTATACGTCATACGCTTTTACCTTGGATAAGAAGAATAGAAGATAGTTTTACAACACTTTTACCAGGTAAACAATTTGTTAGATTAGATACAGACGAATACGCAAGGGGCGATCAGTTAAGCCGTGTTAGATCGTTTCAAGTTGCAATATCTTCGGGTATGATGACACCAAACGAAGCCAGGGCAAAATTAGATTTAGAACCTTATGAGGGTGGCGACAAGTTCTACATTGGATTACAAGGTGCATTGATTGATCCGACATTGCCACCACAAGGTGTTGATGAACATGATCCGACAAATACATTACCAGAAGAATAATGCCATATTCAATTAGTACAGAAGCCGAAGATTGCAACGGTTTTGCAGTAATTAAGGATAGCGACGGTTTTATTATGGGTTGCCATGAAACAGAACAAGAAGCACAAGACCAAATAACTGCACTTAACATTTCGGAAGCAGAAGCAAAAGGGGAAAGACAAGCAAACCCAGAACAAGATATATACGAAACAAAAGAAGAAGCAGAAGCAAAAGCAGAGCAAATCGGTTGTGTTGGATCACATACACACGAAATAGACGGCAAGACGTATTATATGCCTTGCGACAAAATGTCAGATTATGAAGAAATAACAGGTATGAAACACAAAGACGAAGATGATACAACATTAGTAAGTTACAACAGCGAACAAAGGGCAGTAGATAGAACACCACCTAAATTTATGCAAGAAAACGCACAACGTGGTTTAGATAACTTAAACAAAGCAGGGGACGGTCTAGTAGATGAAACAGTAAGACAAGCAAGGATTATGGCAAGAGGTGAACAACTTAGCATAGCAAAAATTAGAAAAATCCCTGCATGGAGTAAAAGACACTTATCTGATCTTGATAGAGAAAAATCAAACCCAAACGATCCAGATACTTGGAGAGCTTCAGACGTAGCGTTTTTACTTTGGGGTGCTAATCCTTGGACTGATCCTTTAGAAGCAGCTGATTGGGCAGAACGAAAAATTGCACAACTTATTAATGAGGGTGAGTTAGAACCTAGACAAAGTGATAGTTCTACACCTGCACCCAAAAAAGATCAAATAAAAGGTTCTAAGAAAAACAAACCGGGAAGTGCAAAAGGTAAAGCAGGT